GGCTCAGGTGAGCGTGGTATCTTCAACCGTGAGGCAGCTAAGAAGCAAGCAGCTAAGAATGGCAGGCGTGATGCAGACCATGACTTTGGAACAAATCCTTGCAGCGAGATCATATTACGATCAGGGCAAGTATGTAATTTAACGGAGTGTGTAGTACGTGCAACAGATAGTCTTCAAGACCTTGAGAAAAAAGTTCGTATTGCTACGATACTGGGTACTATTCAATCTACCTTCACTAAGTTCCCCTATCTGCGAAAACTGTGGGTGCGAAATACAGAAGAAGAACGCCTGTTGGGTGTGTCACTCACAGGGATAATGGACAACCCATTACTGACAACAGCTAACGCAGGATTGGATAAAACTCTTGAGCACTTACGTTCTATTGCTGTCTCTACTAACACTGAGTGGGCTGAGCGCCTTGGCATCCCTGTTTCTACTGCTATCACTTGTGTTAAGCCGTCAGGAACGGTATCTCAAATGGTGTCATCTAGCAGTGGCATCCACTCTCGTCACTCCCCCTATTATATTCGTACTGTTAGGGGTGACGTTAAAGACCCTCTGACTCAGTTCATGCAAGATCAAGGAGTACCTAGTGAGCCTTGTGTAATGAAACCTGACACAACAGTAGTGTTTAGCTTTCCTCAGAAGTCTCCTGAGGGCGCAGTCTGTACTAAGGACACTACTGCAATTCAACAACTAGAGATGTGGTTAGCTTATCAGAGACACTGGTGTGAGCACAAACCTAGCGTAACTATCAACGTCAAGTCAGATGAGTGGCTTGAGGTTGGGGCGTTTGTATACAAACACTTTGACGAAATGAGTGGTGTTTCTTTCTTACCATTCAATGAGCATACGTATCAACAAGCGCCCTATCAAGACTGCAGTAAGGAAGCCTATGAGAACTTGCTCTCTTGTATGCCGACTTCAATTAACTGGGAGGGACTTTCAGAGTACGAGCAAGAAGATAATACAGCAGGTAGTCAGACATTAGCGTGCTCTGGTGATAGCTGTGAAATTGTAGACTTAACCTAAGGAAAAATAATATGTTAGAATCAGTATTTATCGCAAGCCTTCAAATCCTCGCAACACTAGGAGTTTCAGTGTCTGTAGTAGAGTACGCTGCATCCTTCTTTGCAGCAGCGCCAGCAATATAACTTCTTCACCTGAGCATGTGACTAAACTGCTCACACTATAACAAATGTAAGGAGCACTAGGTAAACACATGAAACAGATAACAATATCTCAGGGTATGATTGATGCAGCCCGGAAGAAGTCTAATGACATGGGCCTATTAAAAAACAGTATTACTGGAGGGGGTGGCAACGTTGCAGGTTTTTTAGGTGAGGATTGTGCTAGGATTATATTAGGCGGCAAAGAAGCTAACACCTATGACTATGATTTAAAGCTAGAAGATGGGCGCACCGTTGACGTAAAGACTAAACGTACAACTGTACCACCTAAGCGCTACTACGAGTGCTCTGTTGCTGAGTTTAATACAAGACAGAAGTGCGACTACTACGCTTTTGTACGAGTACATAATGACCTGCACACAGCGTGGTTCTTAGGGGTTTACCCTAAAGATAAGTACTACGATGATGCAACCTATCTACGCAAGGGTGAGGTTGATCCTAGTAATAACTTTACTGTGAAGTCTAACTGTTACAACATGGCTATCAGTGCATTAGAGGAAACAATGTGAAACTACAACAAGAGGCAAAGGATCATATAGATAAAAAGAAACAGGTGTTTGAAGAGGGTCTTCAAGATCACTTTACTTGGATTGAAGAGTATCTAAACGCCAATCTTTTTGACACAGAAGAACTAGGAATATCTAAACAACATCTCACTACTACACTACTATGGGTTAAATACTCTGTAGATAAGTATGGAATTAAATAGAACTACGGAGGGGCAGCTTAGTGTTGCCCTTTCTTTTATTGTGACAACAGGACAGAGTTAGCTTTGTCATCTCTTACAGCTTGCATGTAGTTAACTAAGAAATCTAATTGATTCTCATCTAAGTCAGTTAACTTTATGTCTAAGTTTAGTTTTACTAATGCTTTCTCTACATCAACCTTAGAAACTCCACTGCCTCTCTTGCTCAAGTTGTAAAGCTTAAGAGTCTTCGTGTCGTTAGGATCAATGCTATTCTCAAGGATGTCCATAGTAGTATCCTTGGCACGCCTAAGAACATCAGTAAGCATAGCAGTACGTGTCTCTGTGTTGGCGTTCTTCCATGCGGAACTATTTATAGTACGCTCTGCATTAAATTCTAAGAACGTGACCACATACTTGTTGATGTCGTTTTGTATTTCAGGAATAAAAGACTTTATGTTAGTGCGCCACTGAGGTTTACCTACCTCATTAAACATACGCTGGATAGATGTCTGACCCGGAACTTCCCGATAGCCAAAGATCCTACCTATAGGTGCCATTGCAGGGGTATCAGTCAAAGCACTGAACTTTTCTGGAGCTAACTCCTCACCACTCAACACAGTAAAGATCTGATCTACATAGCGAGTTGATTTGTTTATGAACTCTACGCCTTGCTTACGATCAATAGGTACGAAGTCTTCACCTCTAGCCAACGCAATGATCTGATTTACAGGGTCAAGAGGTCTTGAGTAAGCACTGAGGTACATTGAACCTGTGTCTTGTACAATCTTAACTAAACCATCCCTAACTGCAATGTCTTCCCCTGTTGCAATGTCTGCAAACAAATCGTAGGACATCTTAGCTGTGTCACCTAGCTGTCGTGTAAGATTCTTAGGACCAAATACAGTTACGACTTCTCTCCACATTTCAGGAGGGATTACTCCATCTCTAACCACGTGAGCACCTAGACGCCCCATAGCTTTGTAGTAACTGTACGGGAAGTCATACATACGGTTACGTATTGCACCATCACTGCCACGCTCATCAAATAAAGCTAGGCCTTCTTCCATGTTCTTCATCTCACGAGCCGTTACAACTCCAATAAAAGAAACGCCTACTGCAGACTTAGTAAGCAACTCTAAAGGGTCACGGCTAGTACCAGCTACATACTTATGTACTAAGCTTATGCCTGTATGATCAAACATATGTCCTAGTGTATTGTTAAAGAACTGCCCAAAGGGAACCATTGCACCAAATACAGGAACCTTACGTAAGTCTTCTATGAATCTAGCAGCAAGTGTTAGTGCACCCTCTGCACCTTTCTTACGATCACCTCCATAAGACTTGGCATATACATTACGTAGTGCATCCTCAACAGCTGCAGCTTGTATTTCAACGTAGGTATCTCCCTTCATTAGCTTATATAAGTTAGGGTCTTGTAAGAAATCTGCGTAGCTCTTGCCATAATTGATACGTATCTGTTTATCTAGTGCGTACATAAACTCTTGTGACTTAGTGAACATGTCCTGTGCTTTAACACCATACATAGTCTGAGCAAAGTCCATAGTCTTTTCCCAAGTACCGGGCTTAGATGCATCCTCTAGTTTAAATCCTAAGTTTTTGTATACATCATCAAGCTCAATACCACCTGACATGTAACGGAATAATTCTTTCTGAGACTTAGGGTTAGCTGCAAGGAAAGAGAATGCTGCTTGGCGTGTAGCATAGGGGCTTACTAAGTTTGTTAGCTTCTGACGTTGTAGGGTGAGCATAAGCTTTGACTTGTTAGCAAACTCTGTAGCTTGAGTGGTACGACCAATAGCCATCTCGCCCAGCGCACGACCACCGTACAGTGCTCCTCGTATAGTATCTCCTACAGATTGCATAGCTGTGGCGTTAGCCCAACCGACAATGTTCAACGCAGTTGTACCGGGGTGTGTAATCAACATACGAATTAAGTTCTGTTGTGCTACACCAACACCCTCTTTAACTGTGGCTCGTGCTTTTTCTACTGTTGTGGGAGTAGGTGCATCAAGGGTTTCTTCTACAAGCTCATTGTATTTCTCTGCAGCTGTCTGGCCTTTGGATAGTTTTAAGTCTTGCTTAAGCTTAGAGAGCATGTGACCTTGACGCCCCCACTCACTAGATAAACTAGACAAGATATTCAATCCACTCGTTAGAGTTGCAGGTTTTCCACCGGGATTAAACTCAGGTAGCTTTTGCATTGTAGACTTGTACAAAGAATTAACTTCAGCCTTAGCTTCTTTAGGTAAAATTCTAATGTTCTCTGTTAAGAAGTCTGTAAAGCTTGCAAAGCTATCGTCCTCATTAGATAGCTTGATACCGAAGTCATCAAAGATATTCTTTAATCCTTTAAAGACAGTAGTACCATCATCTACACCATGAAAGAATGCACCTAGTAATTCATCTCTACGTGGGTCAGAGGCCTCTTCTGTAGTACGGCGAAGCTTATCACCTTTATTTATTTTAGATGCCCATCTGGCTGCTGCAGTAGAACTCTTCTTCAGTGCTTTAGTAAACGCATTAAAGTCCATATTCTTAATGGCTTCTTTGTTACTCTTTGTACGTGCTGTTCTAGCTAACTTTTCTACTGCTGCCTCTGTTGCAATAGCATTGTCATGGGCTTGCATAAATAGAGGTAGGGTTGCTTCGCTGTGAGGTGCCTTGTTAAGTAAGCTAAGTCCATAGGCTAGTGAGCCACCAAATACACCAGTAACACCAGTTAGCCCACCCTGTAGTACGCTATAATTAGTTTGCATATCAGTTTGCATCAAGGCTTTCTGATACACAGAATCTACAGTAACAGCAGCTGCACTATCAAAGGCAGATGTAGCTATTATTTCTTTACGTGTCATTGCCTTGAGGCCTTCTTTAAAGGCACCCTCTGCAACACCCTCAACAGCTTCACCCTTAAGGACTTGACCAATTACTCTTTGTTCTATCTGATTAGCTGTTACCTGATTAGCTTTAGTAAGTGTGCCTTTAACAGCTTGCTTACCTAGCGACTCAGTTACAAGTTTCTTTACTGTCTCTTTAGCGAGTTGTGCTGCAACCTTAGTAGCACCCCCTGTAATAAGTTTACCGAATCCTAGAGATACTAGGTTAACAGGGTCAACTATAAGGGCACGCCCGTAGTCGTACACAGCGTCAGCCTTCTGGGCAAACGTATACTCCTCAGAGAATGCACCCTTCATGTTGTCAAAGAGTTTGTATGCCTGACCTGCAGCTATCTTCTTAGTCTCATCGTCTGTACTGAGATAGGCTAACTCTGTGCCTGTTGTTATAGACTGACCGAAGTTAAACTTACGCATGTGGTTGACGAATGAATCCACAATCTTCTGACGCCCATGCCTAGCCTCTTGCATACCAAAACGCTGATCCATGTACTGTCCAACTACAGAAAAATTGCTGTCAGTCATTAGGTCATTGATAGTCTCAGCATCAGGTAAGGATTGTACAACTTGTTTTGTAGCAGTGTCTACGTTAGGGGCTTCAGCTACTGTAGAATCATCAAATGTTTCAAAGTTGTAAGGGCTATCTTTTTCATCCTCAGGTGCATCAAAAGTTTCAAAGTTGTAAGGGCTTGCCTTAACAGCAGCCTCTGCTTCTACTGGACTATCAAAAGTTTCAAAGTTATAATCAGCCATTATTTTTATTGTCCAATTACTTTTACTTGACCAATAGCTCCAAATAAATCTTTCTGATTTACTCTGAAATATTTGCCACCATATTTAACTACGTCACCATCTCTAAGATTACCTAACTTTAATTCATTCTTTAAACTATCGAAAGACACAAACTCAAGAGCGTCTTGAGAAGAAAAAGAGTCTGAGGTTAATGCAACAGGCCGAAGTTCTGTGTAAGGTATCTGTCCCATAGCAACTACATCTTTTGGTAAATTAAACCCAGACTCTTGGCTTCCTGCTGTGCTTTTAGGTAACTTGCTAATCACACTTTTTCCAAAATCTAATAGCTGCCCACCAAAGTTTCTAGTTGGTGGAGGGAACTCTTCGTTTTCTAAATTTTCTATTAGGCCCATGACCATTGATTGCACATCTTCAGGTGCAGTATCTAATCCTGTAGTCATCTTAACTGCTAATCCCTCAAGCAC